GATCTGGAGGACTCGCCGTCCCGATGCCGACTCTGCCGCCATCAAACCAGGAGTTTCCGGATGAATTGATCAGGACGACATAAGCCGTGGTCCGTACAGACGGCGTGCCGGCGGTTAAGGTGACACCATTGTCGCTGAAGGATGCGGTACTCGGGTTTCCCGCCAGACTGGTCGCACCATAAGTGCCCGACGTGGTTGTGCGGTAAACACGATAGCTCGCCGCGCCCTGTATGGCGCTCCATGTCAAGGAGATGGTCTGGTTGCCGCTTGTGGGCGTAGCCGTGACCTGTACGGATTGAGGCGTCTCGCCGCCTGCGCCGTCGACCGCGGTGATCACGTAATAGTAGGGCGTGCCAACGGTAAGCGTTCCGCCAGCGGCCAGGGCCGCAGCAGGAGAAACGGGCACGCCAACCGTTGCAGGCGGATCTCCGGCGGTTAATGTCACACCGGTATCGGGAAATGACGCCGTAGTAGGATTCCCGGCCAGGCTGGTTGCGGTGTAGCTGCCTGACGTAGTCGTGCGGTAGACCTTATAGCTCGCCGCGCCGGTCACAGCAGTCCACGTCAGGTTGATGGTCTGATTACCGCTCGTGGGCGTAGCAGTCACTTGCACGGATGGGAGCGTTTCGCCGCCCGCCCCGTCAAGCCCGGTAACCACGTAATAGTAGGCCGTGCCAACGGTTAACGTGCCGCCGGCGGCCAGCGCCGCAGCAGGAGAAGCAGGCACGCCAAGCAATGTCCCCCTTGCGCTGCCCGCAGCAAACGTAAGAGCCTGCGACGTATTCGACGTGCCGATGCCGACATTACCCGTCGCGCGATTGAAGGAAGCTACTGCAGAGCCAAGTTGAACTCCGGCATCATTGTAGCGGTAAACATAAAGATTGGTACCGACGTTGCCGCTAGATTCGGTGTCGGCTGTGGCTATTTGCCAGCGGGCAAGATTACTGGAAGTCTGCTCAAAAGTGATACTCGTTGGCTGTATCGCTATATTGGGAGTGGCACCCGCATAAAGAACACTGCTCGCCTGCACTTGAGGCGAGAGAATCGATGCGCTCGCATAGATGTTGCCGACAACGTGGAGATTATAGCCTGGACTGGCTGTGCTGATGCCAAGACGGGAGTTAGCGTTGTCCCAGAACAGATTGGCGCTCGCCCCGAACGCACCCGCATTATTGAACTGCACCTGGCCGGTAGATCCTGCTGGTCCGGTCACAAAAGCCGGTGCGCCAGTGATCTTGCTCCAGGCGAGTGCGGTGATCCAGGCCGGATCAGCATAAGTGCTGGCGGTACTGACGGCATTGGTGATCTGGCTCGCTGAATAATCGCCTGACACTGCCACCACCGCGCCAGTTCGACCGAAAACTGAAGATACTGGCGCCGATGGAGGCACCTGCCAGGTCGCATCCTCTCGCAAGAATCTGGTAGTACCAGCGGTAGATCCCGGATCAGGCACGATGCCGGCCGCGTGGCCGGTGCCCGACGCGCCCATCGGGACCGCCGAGAGTGTGACATTCGCGCTCAACGCGCCGCCACCCGACAGGCCCGATCCCGCAATCACCTGCGTAGTAAGCGGCACATAGAACGCGCTGTAATCGCCCGATGCAGCCGCCACGGCACCGGTTCGTCCGAACACACTAGACACGGGCGCGGATGGAACCACGGCCCACTTAACTCCTAACGCTTGTGTGGAGTCCGCTGTGAGTACCCAAGTATCCGTGCCCACCGGCAAGCGACTGTTGGCCGTACCATAAACCATCAGGTCACCTTTGGTGGTCAGCGGACTTACCAGAAATGCCGGCGCGCCGATGATCTTCGACCAGGCGAGGCCCGTGAGCCAGGCCGGATCGGAGTACGTACTGGCCGTACTCACAGCGTTCGTCACTTGCGCGGCTGTGTAGTCGCCGCTTGCGGCCACCACCGCCCCGGTGCGCCCAAACACGCTGGACACAGGCGCGGAGGGCGGTACAGCCCACTTGATTCCCAAGGTTTGAGTCGAATCCGCAGTGAGTACCCAAGTGTCGGTGCCAACCCCCAAGCGTGTTGTGGTTGTGCCGTGAACGATGATGTCACCTTTGGTGGTAGTCGGATCTACCAGGAATGCGGGCGCGCCCGTAATCTTCGACCAGCTCAGTGCCGTGAGCCAGGCGGGATCAGCGTAAGTACTCGCGGTCGAGACCGCATTGGTAATCTGGGCTGCTGTGTAGTCGCCCGTGGCCGCCACTACTGCGCCGGTCCTGCCGAAAACGCTGGACACTGCGCCGCCGCCGCCGCCCGCAGGCGCCGCCCACTTGAGCCCGAGGGCCTGTGTGCTGTCCGCGGTTAAGACATAAGTATCCGTGCCAACCGGCAACCGTGTGTTATAGGTACCGAAAACATATATGTCGCCTTTAGTAGTCAATGGACCGCCGCCGGTCCCGCCGCCAGTCCCGCCGGTGCCCCCGGTGCCCGTGCTCAAAGCATTCCACTCGATGGTGACTGTGGCCACGCCGTCAGGATCGCTGCTCGAGTCCGAGGATTGAATGCCCGGTATCAACACATCCAAATCATTGAACGTGATGCCGCCCAGGTTCATGGTCACATCGTGCCCGACCGGCGTAGTGTGCGGCAAGGTGAAGATGAACAGCGGCGAAGTCTCCGCATTGCGCGTGATGGTAATGACCAAGTCGCTTGAGATCGTCTTGCGCAATACCCCGATTGCTCTGTCCGCAGGACCGGCCTGATAGATCGGGACCAGCGGCGCAATGGACGCCCCTGGCGTGAGATCGATCAGATCGAGAGTGCGGATGAATGGGCCGCCTCCCTCCCCGGTGGACTGGAGCTGCTCGAGCAGTAACTGCCCCTGTCTTGTTACCGTGCCGTCCAGGTTGGTTAGTTTCAGGGTTTTCGGAACGACCGGGATGGGCGTTTTTTTGAGGTTGTTGAGGTTTAATGCCATGTGGCATCTACCCAATTCAGATATGCATTGGACAACTGCACATCGACTGATGGATCGAGGGTCTGGGTGAATACTGTGTGCAGGCTTTGGGTACGATCGTCACTCCAGCCCAGTGTCAATGTCACTGCCCCGGTTTCAGACGGTTGCTGCGCGTCCATCTGCCAGATGCGGTCCCGTCCGTTCCCCAGACGGTTCCAGAAGATCCTTTGCAATCCCAATACGTCGCAGTCGATCTCGAACCGCGAATAAAAACGCCGCATGTTCTCCTGGGTCAGGTGCGGCGCGCGACGGCGCCGGATCATGGTAGATCCGTCATCGGTTTTGTATGACGTGGACATTGTATAAATCTGACCCGTCGAATAATCACCGCCGTAATGCTGCTCGTGGATCTGGTCTAACGCCACCACGCAATGCACCCAGGTGCGGACCATGCCCCAGGTGGTGCCCGTCCACCATCCCCATTGGTGCCACCACCCGGTATTGGCGTCATATACCCAGGTGGCGCTCCCGCCACCGGCAGCCTGGGGGAAATTAATGACCCACAATTCGTGTCCCGGAGAGACATACGTGAATGCGGTGGCATTTAGGACGTTGTCGTAAGTTGCCCATTGCGCCTCGACCGCCGGCGTGCTAACGACTACGGGATTCGAACCTACCGCATGATAAGCGCGCCTGGTGCCCCGGCGCACGTCCTGCCCCACCCAGGCTACCCCGTTGGTCAGCCGCACGACGGAATAGGATGCCTGGCAGCTCAGGTGCATGATGGCGCCCTGATCGGACTGGAACGGGTTATCGAGATTGCCCGTGTCCCGGAACACTTGTGTGGATTCGAGATCACCGAATGTGTACAATTCCTCGTGGTCCGCGAACAGTGCGCTGATATTGTCGGGATATGCGGCCTTGAGGAAATATTGCAGGGCGGGAAAGCTCTTTCCGTTATTGATTTCCGAGAAATAGACGCTCTTGCTGCGCGGATACGGGACCACGAAATAATAACCGTCCATGAATGCCCCGGCGCTGGCTGTCTGGTTACCCAGGAATTCCGTGCCGGTGCCCCCGGTGGATCCGGCGGTGCCCCACGCGCTCGCGCCTACCGCCGATCCGTTGGGCGTGACCGAACTCACCGTCTGCGTCAGCTGGGTGAACCCTGCCCCGCCGGTGATCTGAATCGTCTTGCCTACATCGGCCGATGTAAAGTAATTGCCTGTCGTGGTGGTCAGGACGAAGCCGGCGGTTCCCACGGGCGGCGCGGGATCGATCACGAGATTGAAGAGGGCTGTGGTCTGCTGGGCCGGGACCGGGCCATTACCGCTGTCGCAGTAGGCCACGCCATTTGAGACGAGAAGTAATTGGACTCCGTTGAACAGCCCGATGACCGGCCGGCCGTCGTTGCCGATGGGGCCTCCCGCAGGTCCGGTCCCGGATGATCCGCTGAATCCGGGGGTAGAGCGGTCGATGATCGTTCCACCCGACAGCACCTCGTACAAATGGTCGCCGCCCACCGCGAACAGCCTGTATTCTCCAGGGAATAGGCCGCGCACGGGGGCCTTGGGCAGCGTCACGAACGTTTGCAGCCCCGGCCGGCGGATCAGAGAACACCGGATGTTTTTATCATGGACATCCGTGCCCTGGCCTTCGATTGATACCGGGTTGCGCTCCGGTATCCAGTTCATGGTCATTTCGGATGTGATGTTGGGGCTTACCGAGGTATTCGACATTCCGCAGAAAGCATCGAAGCGCGGCATCAGGGTAAAGTTCCCGTCTGATAGTTGAAGTCAGCCGTGGGCGAGGAGAACGTGCCCCAGTCGGCACTCGAGATCCGCGGTGCGAGATTGTTATTGGACTGCAATGCGTCTCTGGCTTTGAGAGCGCGCCGCGCGAGATTAGGCGGGGCTTGCGTGCCCCATACGTCCGAAAGTTCTTCGGCCAATGTCAGGGTGACCGCGGCCAGGTAGGCTTGCGGCGCGATAAAAGTGTCGGTCAGATTGACGAACTGCTGCAGCACCACCATGCCTTCGAGGCGCAATCCATAAGCGACATTCGGAACCGGCCAGAACCACAGCGCACCATTCGGCATGCCGGGCTCGTAGTAGAGATCGGTGGGGATGGTGGACTGAATCGCCTTGACCCTATTGGCCGCCCACCAGGCGTTGTCGCGGAGTTTGATCGGGACATCCACATTCGGGCTGGTATTGGTGAGGATCAGATTAGCCGAGTGAATCCGTACAGGTCTCTGGTTGACGGCAAAATCGGGGGCCACGAGGTTCGGCCCGATCAGATGGGGCTGGTGTCCGGGAGTCAGTGTCCAGGTGGTGAATGTGGTGGTCCACGCATAACAGGCCCGCGCGGCCCAATAGTCGATCTGCTGATTGAGGAAGATCATCCCGTCCAGCAGTTCGTTGTTGGAATTGAGGGCTTGAGGCCGCAGCAGAATCCTGGCTTCGCGGAATGCGATATACAGCAAATCTTTGGCTTGCATCTATCAGTAGAACCTGTTCCCTCGGCCCCCTGCTCCGCCTCCCCCGCCTGCTCCCCCTACGGCAATGATGCACGGGCACGAGCCGGAAGTGGCCGATGCACTGGCCGAGTCAGTGACTTGGTAGCTGAAGCTATAAACACCAGTGGTGGTGGGAGTGCCCGAAATCACTCCACTACTCGCAAAAGTGAGCCCCGGCGGCAGCGATCCCGAGGTAAGCGCGAAGGTATAAGGCGGCGCGCCCCCGCTAGCCGTGAGGGTCTGTGAGTAAGACGTGCCGGCCACAGCCAAAGCCGGCGAGTTGCAGGCTGTAAACGGCCCGACCAGGCCGCTGATTCCGTAGAACCAGGGCTCGCCGCCAACGTTTCCGACGTCGCCCGGATTGCTGCTGGTCCCATCGCACGCGCCTAACCAGTCAGTGGATCTCTGAATATCCGAAATTCTCAGTTCGTCAATCGTGCCCTGATAGAACTGAGTCCCAGTCGCGGTCGCGCCGCAGTACATGGTGGCCGGCGAGGTATTGCCGATGGCCGGAGCGGTCCAGGTCTGCGGGCTGCCATAAGCCTCCTGTACCGCAAAAGATCCGGAATCAACCCACCAGTGGGCGGTAGTCACGTTATCCCAACTGACTGCACCCCAGTTGAGAGCGCCTATGGCGTCACCGTGATAAAGAGTCCCTGGAACTCGCTGGGATAGACCCGTAGCATTGGTTACGGCCAATACCGGAGAGACAGATGATCCTACGTCAGATCCTCCCTGCATCAGCAGCGCGTAGGACGTTGGAGATCCCTTCTTTTGCAGTATGGTCTGATAGACGGCACTGGGAAAGTTGGCCGGGAATTGCTCGCGGAATTCGATGGTAATGGTGGTGAACGTGGAAAGAGAAGCCGAGTCATTGACGGTGGCGTAATTGGACGATCCGTTGAGAACCATGCCGCCACCGTGATCCGGATGCAGGATTACCCCGGTGCTACTGGATAGCAAACCAGCGCCAGCGGTGCATCCGACGTTCGCCATGTTGTTGTGATTCGCGGTCGAGTCCGTGAGATCTAAAGTAGTGCCATCGCCGAAATGCCAGACGGCCTTGTAATGCGAGTCCCACACCGCAGTGCGGTTCTGCTTGTCGCTGGTTACCGTCGAATCGCCATAGTTGATGTAGATGACCGTATTCGGTCCAGCCGAGTTGATTGTGGGTATCTGCACCCAGAACTCGCAGGCACCTGTAGTCGGGACATACTTGACCCGCTCGAAAGGCAGCAGATTCTTTCCCAAGCCATCAGTCGAAAACCAGATATCGTATCCGTTAGTGTTTTGGACACTCCCGCCATTGCCGACTGTGGCGAGCCATGCGTAAGCCCCCCCGAAATACATGGGGAAATTGGTGAGAACCGCACTGGTAAGCCGTATCGTGATCGTTCTGACCAGTGCCACATTACGTAGTCATCTGCGCCGGGGGCGAAGTCGGGCCGGGTCCCGCGGGAGGCGGAGCCGGCGCGTTATAGATCTCGGCGTTCAATTGCAGGATGACGTTGTGGGCTTCGGACGCCACCGCTATGAGCTCCTGGGTCACCGGCCTCTGGAACGCTACGCACAGGTCCACTGCGGCCAGCTTGACGATCGCCGATTCATACCCCGGTGCGAAATTCACGACTCCGGTCTGCGCCGGCAGGGCCGGGATAATCTCGAATGTCCACAGAATGCAATTGCCGCCCGATGGTATGGGACTCACGTAGATATTGCCCGTGGGGAACCCCTGATCGTAGAACAGATCCTCCACGTATATCCCCGTCCTGCTTTTGTCATCGACCATTGCCCACTGGTCTGCGGTAGAGATGCGCGCCGGGTGCTCGGTATTGAGAGAGGAAAGCGTGGATGCGCTCTTGATCTTTACCGGGCGGTTCGCGGCATTCCACGTCATTCCCGGCCCGTAGGTATAGGTGCTCGCGCCGGTGAATGCAAATGCCGAGCGTTTGAGCCCCATCATCGAGAGCTTTTCTGCGGACAACGAATCGAGCTTGCGGTTGACGATACGAAAGGCGAGCGACATATCGTCGGTATTAGCTGTCTGGCCTTGGGCGTATGCTCCGACCAGAATCAAGGCGTCGGTCAGAATGTCGGAGATTTGACTCATGTTGCCGAAAAGGGTTCTTTCGTGTACCCCATCCCCGTGTATTTCTGCTCTTCCTTCTCGTCTTTCACCACGTGGATGTCGCGCGTCTGCTTGTTGTACACAGCCAGAGGAAATTTCTGGGCGCTCGACGCATCCGGCACCTGCACCATGAGTTGAAGCGCGGTACTCATGGCGGCGCGGTTGATGGCCTGCTGGCTCTGCCACCAGGGAAATGCGACATCGGGCGGGGCCAGTTGCTCGAGCGGGATATAGGCGGGTCCAGCCGGGGCTTGGGCAGGTTGGGGAGGAGACGGCATCGGAGCCTGGGCATATTGCGGATATTGCGGATATTGCGGATATTGCGAACTCATTTACCTCGTCCTTTCTTTACCAGTTGTTTATCGATGGCTTCGGCCTCTTCCTGCTCTTGAGCGGTGAGCTCCACTTCGAGAATTTGAGGCGCTAGCGGCTGTTCCGACCATCCCTCGGCGAGCATGCTCTGCTGCTGCTCATAAGTATGAGCACGCTTGTTCTGTTTGGTCTGGTGATTGTAGAGCAGGCGCGGGTATTCACGGTAGACGTACGGCGGGACCGGAGGTTTGTTGAGGTCGAACTCTCTCATGGCGTTGGCCGCGTCTTTTTGATCTGCGTCGTCCAGCAGCCGGCGGAGCATGACGCGCTCTTCATATGTCAGATCAGTTGGATTCGGATTATGCATATGTTCTCCCGCGAGACCGTATAGTGCGCGGACGGCCTCGCGCTGTTCCTTCTCTGTCAGGTTGCTCGGGTGATAGCGTTCGGCCTCGTTGAGCGGCATGAAAATACGGGGAGGGACTGTGATCCTCCCCGAGGCTTTCGCAGATTCGTTCACTACGCCGCTATGCTGCGGCTCGAACCTCGTTTAGAACGGCGCCTGGCCTTCGGAATAACACGTATAGGCCTCCGTTCCGATGGTGACGTTGGTGAAATTGAACATGAAGGTCCGGATATTGGCCGTCGTTACAGTGGCCGTGCCGCTCATGGTGCCCCCGGTACCCGGTGCGATGGTCAGGCCGCCAGCTCCCGTGCTTTTGACCATGACTTCGAACGATGTCCCTACCATCACGCCCTGGATGTTGTTGCACAGATCGGACGCATTAGGCAGCGTCACGGTGGTAGCGGCTGCATTAGTCGAGATGATGAGCCCGCTCATTGCCTGAGCGGATGTCAGGGTTGCCGTGGTGCCGCTGATCGTAACGGGCGTCACCATGGGCATCGAGACTGTTTGTAAGCGGGGATCAGCCAAACCAAAATGGCTTTGTAGTCTGGGCATTTTCTCCTCCTATGCTCCAAGGACCGCTACCGCGCCATTCTGCTGGTAGAGGTTTCCGAACCCGATGAGCGAATCGTAGCGGTTGACCTGCATGCTGCGCACCGGATCCCACGCCACGACCTTGCGGATCGCAATGCCCGAGTCGGGGTCCTGCTGCTGGCCCGCACTCTCGACTGCTTTGGGCTCATACAGCTTGCCTCCGACCAACGCGAAGGCTTCGCGCGACAAGGCCAGAGCCACCGTGCCGGTTTTGCCGTTGGGCGATGTCGTCCCCGGCCATAGCGTCAATGCGGCGCCGTTGGCCGGCAGATTGTCCACGTTCTGGTATTGAGTGCCCGGCCCGAAGATTGGCGGCAGTATATTGATGGTGTTCGCCCCGGCCGCGAGAGTGTAGGCCGTGGGAACGGTAAAGGTGCGCAGAGTCAGGGGACCGGCGCTCCTTCGTGTCATCGGGTTGACCATGTTCACCGCTGCAATGGAAAATTTGTCGCCTGCGTTGATGGTGTCGCCGGCGGTACCCGTGATGGTCAATGAGCCTCCGGACTGGTTGGCGCCCGTGACCGTCACGGCCGCGGCCCAGGTTCCCGCGGTATGCGTCCAGAGCGAATTGCTTTCGAAAAATTCGAACGCGGCAAGCTGCCCGATAGTGCCCAATTTCCACATGCGGCTGATCTCGGTCGGGGGATTGAATACGCTTGTAATATTTGAGCCGAGCGAGACCATCATAGAGGTCGAAATGAGCATGCAGCGGCGTCCCGGACTGCAGGCTTCCTTCTCGAGCACCGCTCTTGCCTGGTAATACGTTGAGACTGCAGTGGGGTCAGTACCCAGGATTCCCACCAGATTTGAGGTGTTGTACCGTGCCCAGTTGGCCGCGCGGCTGTCGATCTCCTGCGCAATGGCCGCGGCGGCCGGCGCCCAGTAGTTTTCCCTGAGTTCTTCTTCGGTGCGTTCCAGTTTGACGGCGCGCTCGTAATCGTCCCACTCGAACGGCACCTGTATCCAGTTGTCGAGGTTCACGGTGGTCGTGATACGGTTGATACCTTGCGGTGCATATCCCATGCCGTCTACGATGGTGAACCGTTGCGGGTATTTGATCTGTATCGAGGAGCCTGGGGCGAATTCCTTGTTGAAATCCTTCTCCCAGTTCCGGTTGAAATATTCGCACACCACCAGCTTGTTGACGAGCAGCCTTAACACTTCCAGGCTCACCCAACTGGTGTTTACGAAGGAATTGGTTGCCATTTATATGTGACCTTTCCATTTGGCAAAGTCGCGCCGATTGCCTTCCTGGAAAAAGGCCCTGACATTGCCGCTGGCTACCGCCCTGTCCCGTTCATCGCCTGCCGGCGCTGAATTGCCGTTCAGTTCTGTCGGTGGTGCGGGAGGTTTTAAGGTTTTGGCAGCTTGAAATCTTCCGTCCGATGTACGCTGAGGTTCCGGCTCCGGGGGCTTAACGCGGCCGAGTTCCTGCTTTACCAGAGTCTCGACCGTGAACCATTTCCGGAGAGCTTCGAGAGGATCTTTTTGGGCGAGATCGAGAAAAGCCGAGAGTTCGTTCCGGTCTGATCCCATCACGTACAGTGCATCCACCAGAACGTCGGATCTTCCGATCGCGGTCTTGATGGCCGGCGCGATCTTCTGATCATCGAACACCGTTTTCGCGGTGTCGATAATCGCCGGCTCGGCTTCATCGCCATAGCGCGATTTGGCATCGTTCAGCTTGACCTGCATGGCCTGGGTGGCCGCTTCCTGTCTGGTTTTCTGGATGGCTTCCTCGATCTTCTGAGCGGCCTTCCAGTCAGCCAGCCGCTCAAGGTATTGATCCTGAGCGGTCTCGTATTGTTCCCAGGTTTTGAAGTCTTCCTGACGAGGTCTTCTGGGTCTTTCCCCGGCTTGAGGTTCAGAGGGCGGCGCAGGGGACGGCTCCGCAGGTTTCACGTCCTTTTTGCCGGCGCTTTCGACTTCCAACCGGACTTGGTCGCGCTTCGATATCAGCTCCCGGATCTCGCGATTCAGTTCCTCTTTGCGTGCATCGGCGGCGGGTTTTTTAGGCTGCCGCGTCTTGGTACCGGGCTCCGATTCCGGTTCAGTAACGGATGATTTGGAGGTTGCCGAGTCCTCTTTCTTTGACGGCTTGTCTGGTAATTTACCGGTCTGTCTCCACTCCGCATAGTCGTCCGCGCCGGTAGGGACCGACATGGATTCGACCTGCGGCGGTGATGATTGAGATGGTTC